ATGGTTAGTGCTGGGTTCAATTCAGTAATTATTTCATTCATCGGTGATCTATTTTGTGATAGAATGTCCAAAAAGGAGATTCTCGTGAAAAAACTAATCGCAGCGTTCGGTATCTTGGTCTTAGCTTTTTCTGTAACTGCTATCGCGCATCCGGGCAGAACAGACAGCAATGGCGGTCACAACGATCGAAAAAATGGAGGTTACCATTATCACAATAGTGGCTCAAGTTCTTCTACTAGATCAACAAATACAAATGACTATACATTTCCTGCTTCTACGACTACCAATACGCCTGAATCTAAACCGAATGAACCTGCTAAAGATCCGATCCGTAGAGTTGAAAATTTTAGAGAGTGTACTATTGAGTTAACGGCTCTAAATCGCAAGATCGAAAACCTGTCTGAAATGTTGGAAAACCAGCAGAAGGATATAATCAGACTAAGATCCGCTCTCAAAAAGAATGGGATTGATGTTATCGAAGACTAAAGGCAATCTCAATGGGCGCTATTGAGAAGTGGAACAACCGATTGGATCGCCGCTGTAAGCGCATCAGATGGGCCTTGATTTTCGTTCTGGCCCTCGCTCATGTTGCGTTATATATTTGGTTCGATGAGTTTGTGAGTTGGATTGATTCACTTGGTGTTGAAATCATTATCACCCGACCCGTTTCCAAATAGTTCTCTATTTCATGGCCCATGATGCGATGCGTAGATGCGTTGTGCATGAACCAGCAGTATCAAACGGCTCTGATCGTCTGAGGCGGTCGTGGTGCCGAATATGGGGGCGGGGAGTCCGGGAAGTTGCTTTGTGTCTGTGGAGGTCTGTGCGGAGTCGAGACCGCTGATTACGAGCCATTGGCCCGACTGAATAATGGCCTGTACTTCTACGGATGACTCTTGTGTGATTGGTGCTTCCCGGATGAAGCCGACGACCGACGAGATCGTCGGTTTGAGTGTGAGCCGAGCGCCACCGGGTACCCGCTTAGCTTCTGCGTGCAACCTGAATCCTGCATCGATGTAGTCATACCCGGTCGTTGTTGTTGTGCCTTCTGGCGATGTGCTGAATCTTGGGATGGGTACACGCTGCCCCTGATTGAGCGTTGCCGGGGTTCCTTCGAGAACATAGAGCGTTGCCGACTCCATTAGCTTGGCGTGTGTACCTGTCTCTGTGGCTTTGCCAATGACGGACGCAATGAGATCGGCGTTTGCGATGTTGCCGGGTCCGGTGGTATTGAATCCGAGGTTTGTCTGTATGCTCCAATCAAGCCCGAGTTCACGGCTGTAGTTCTCGGTAATGCTCACGACTCGGACTTGGAGCATCCAAGCATCTGGCCCTTGTATCAGGTGCTTTGCGTACTCGGTCGCAGTTTGTAATGTGTCCTGATCCCCCGCTACTACGATGCGGTCGTCCATGATGTCGATACTGGTTTCCTGACCAAGCACCGATTTCATCGTGCGTTGTACTTTCTCTGGATCGGAGTAGCCCGAGCGCAGAACGATAAAGTCTTTGTGTGCGAGTTCGGGCTGTATGAGCGAAACCATACTGCCATTGTATTGTGCGATGAGTTGTAACTGATTGGCGAGGTCTTCGAATACCGCTTGTGCTGGTTGTTCGAGGTATTCACAGGTGACTACTTGTCCCTCGGCCTGTGCGGGCACGGTGATTGATGTTCCGGCTTGCTGTGCTGCCAGCTGCAGTACCTTGTTGAGTGGCATTTGCTGGACGCTGAGTGTGATGGGTCTAAGTTCCCAGTTCTTCACTGGTTTCTGTTCGAGCATCTTCGAGGGTTCGACTTCCTGCATTGTCTGCGTCTTGGAGTCGTTGGAATGCTTCTCGTATTTGGTCCACTGGTCCGACTGGATTCGGTCTTTGGGTCGCATACTCCCACAACCAGTAGCCGTCATCAGCAACAAGAACAACAGAACGATTATCAGGATCGATATAAGATATTCGACCACGATCCCCAATCGAGGAACCGACCGTAAGAACCTGCCCTTGAAAGATTGGGTTCTTGCCTGCGAACCCGTCATAGGTTGGCCAGTTGTGCGGCTTTGGTTTTTCTTGTGCTGTTGGTTGTGCGATTTCACGAGTTTCGATTTCCTTTTGTTTTGTGTTGATGTTTGCCAGCACGACACCGAGCGCAACGCAGGCGGTTGCAATCATGAGTTTGTGAATCGTGTGGTAGAGCTTGGTGATGAACTTTGGTCTTCGCATGATGAGGTGTTTCTTTCGCTTGGCGCTTTGTTCTGTAACTCCGGCTTTGTCGCGGATGGCCTTGAGCATCTTGGCGATTTGTCTTTTCGATCCGGCCTGTGTCCAACTGGTGTATAGTCTGAAGTAGATATGATGCCAGGGCATGATTGGTATCAGTGTGATATTCTCGGATGGCTTGATGTTGTCGCGGTTGGTTCCTTCGAGTTGTTCGGGGGTGTATCGCCGGAAGCCCATCGCCTTCATTCCTAGATGATGGAATCGGATTCCAAACGCCAAGCGATCCTCACCCCTGTCCCATACCTGCCAGACTGATTTACACATCTTGCGAAAGATGATGTCGATGCGTGTCCTGTCCTGTGTGATGACCCAAATCCAATGTAGGTGGTGCCTCATCATCGTGAGGTATGCTTGGAGTTCTTCGCGGCCTTCGTTGTTACCCTGCTTAATCATCGGGTGCCAATGTTGCACTTCGTCGATGACGATAATCGCAGAGAGCGGGATTGAGTCGGCGTTATGTCCTTCGTAGATCGGCGGGCCTACTTTGCTTTCGAACCATTGAACCATCTGGTCAGGGGTGACCTGTTGTTGTTTGCTGAGTTGTGCTATGGACTTACCTACGCACTCGCTGAGGTCTTGCTGTGCTGCTTCTGGGAGTGTCGAGGGGTGGCCGGTGCGTTGTTCCTTGAATCTGGCGTAGGCATGTTGTCGGCTAAGGAATCGGCGCCAGTGTTCTTCCTTGAGTGGTCGTATGAGATTTGCGAGTTCTTCGCCGCCCATCAGTCGCAAATATTTGCGTACTACTTTGAACTTGAGCGGCAGGTTGGTGTAGACGGGTCGTTTGTATTTAACGATTGTCTTTACGACTCGGCGTACTGCATAGAAGCTCTTACCCGCTCCGGGTAGTCCTTCGATGATTTCGAGCCCGTATTGGAACTTTGTAATATCCATTGATCAGCCTTCAAGGAACGGAATCCACCCGATGACGAAGCGGAAAAATCTTATCGTGGCGCAGAGTGTGTATGCGATGAAGTAAACCGCAACGAGTTCCCAGAAAGGAATCCACCAACCCGCTATGTCGAGCAAACTATCGAGGAGTTGTAAATCGATCGAGTCGAAATAGTCGGCGATTCCTTCTGGTACGAGCCGCCACATAGCCGCTGGTATTGTCTGTGTAACAAATACCTTGATCCATAAGACAAGTTCTGTAAGGAATGCCCATGGTCGTTCAACGAACCATTCAATGAGCGCTGTAAGTAGTGTGTTCATGTCTTTCTCAGTTCACCCCATACGAGGAATATTCCGTTCGCTGTCGCCGCGAGTATGAACGCGATCTTTGCAAGGTCTCGGATCGGTGCGAAGGGCTGGAGGTTGACGCTAACCGCGGTCATTCCTATTGGGTAATACTGATTGATCGATGAGAAGTCGACAACGAATATTCCGTTTCGTGTCTGTGTTGTGAACTGTTCGATATCCGGTAGTCGGAAGTCGTGATACTCGTTCATGTCGGAAGTGTTCGTCTGCTTGAGGTCTGTGAGCGCTGTGTAAGCGTCGTTGAGGGCTATTGAGTCTCCGCCGCTGGGTAGCGTTGGGTCGCCCTGATCGATTTGTATTCCTTCGTTGTAAAGTTGTTCAAGATACCATGCAGTATCATAAAAATATTCGTTGTAATGTTCGAGCCATGATAAGACCCGTTCCTGATTGTAAATCATTGTTGAGTTTTGTGTATTGTTAACATGGAGTATCCCGCCGTACTCGTTGCCATAGATAAGGTCATTCATGTAGGTATAGAGGTCTGTTCGTAAGCCGTATATTTGATCGTTGATCTGATTGTTTTGATGATAGTTGGTTTGTGTGTATGCGATGAGTACATCAAGTCGTGTAGTAATGGCTACGCAGCATTCGTCTTCCGGGTCTGGTTCCGGTGGATCGTCTGGATCTGGTTCATCCTCGTCCTCGTCGTCATCGGGTTCGTCCGGCTGTACAGGTGGCTCTGGCCCGTCTGGTGGGTCTCCGGGATCGGGATTGGGCGGGTCTCCGGGTCCGGGTGGGTCACCGGGTCCGGGTGGATCGTCTGGATCATCGGGATCGTCTGGGTCGTCTGGGTCGTCTGGATCATCGGGATCGTCTTCTTCACATGCCCCGCCCGAAAATGATGCGTTTGCTTTTTTGATGATCTGTGTGTTTTGTCCGTAGATATTTTTTGTTGCTTGCATGACCGTGCATGTGCCGGTGCCGCCGCTTACGGAGTCAAATGTTGCTACAGGGTTTGGTAGGTCTGTTCTCCAATATTCTATATCTGCTGACCCATCCATGTACGCCGTAATATATCCTTCGATTGGGTGGACTGTTGGTGCTATGAATGCACAACATGTATTATCTGAGTTCACGATGGTTCCTGTTGCGTATACTTCCACTCCTGCATATGTTGAGAGACCGCTAGTTTCCGTTGATCCGTTGAGTGTTATGGTGCCGCATTGGAAGTTTGTACAGTCTGGATTTGAGCCAGTTACATACATTTTCCAAGAATATGATGCGTTGACATTGCCGCTACCGGGTGTGTATCCTTCGGGGCAATCGTTACAATCTTGCCCATACGCTACGCCGTCGATGATGACCATCGTGAGGATGATGCAGATTCCTATTAGGAGATTGATTGCGACCATTGGCGGTGCTTTTTCGTCGCTCATCATGAACCTCCGAGTTGCTTGACCTTCGGCAAGAAGTAGTGCGATATGTGATAGCCGAAATATATTGTCATCAACAATATTGCATAGAGTTGGAAATCGTTTGTTTTGTCGGCTCGTTCGGTCAGATGCGTTGTGTCTAGCTTGATGAGCGCCATACTGTCGGCGATTGTCCCCTGCGTTTCTTCGATGGTTTCTAAGTACGCCAGACATTCTGTCACATCGGATTCTGTCCATGTTTTTTGTGTTGGGGATATTTGCATTGCTTCTCTTTCTCGTACTGGTCGATTGCGTCTGCGGCTCGCATCGCAAGCCAGCTGATAAATATGACTGCGGTCCCGACTATTACGAATGCAACCATTCCGGTTTGGATTGAAATCGGTAGTTGTGTCATAAATCCCAAGGACGAGTTTCGTCGGCCTTGGAAGGTTGGGGGTTACATCGCACCGCGAAGGCGACGAAGGAACAGGAAGACCAGCGAGAAGCCGATGGCCACGACTGCGTAGCGCCCGATCATTTCACCACCTGCGGCAGCGATGGAGTTCGCGATGGACTCAGGAGTGATGGGGAAGACGACTTCGCCCAT